CAAGTCGTTCTGCGCTCGATCCCGGTCGTGGACTGGGGAGCGCGGCAAGGCGGCGCGTCGTAGGTGGGGATGCTGACATGGCGAAGAAGAACTCACTGGTGGGCAACATCAACCGTCGCAAGAAGGCTGGGACTTCCCGTCCCAAGTCGAAGTCAACGGTGAGCGCGAAGGCGTATGCGGCGATGAAGAAGGGGTGGAAGTGATGCCCTTCGCGAGTGATCGCCAGCGTCGGTTCATGTACGCGAAGCATCCGAAGATCGCTGCGCGTTGGACACGCGAGGCCAAGGCTGCTGGCAAGTCCGCGACGAAGAAGAAGACAACCAAGAAGCGGGGCCGTTGAGATGCCCCACGACTGGACGGTCAGGCGAGAGAGCCGCAACGTCCATGTCGTGGAGGTTGACGGAGGGATGTCGATTCCTGCGTTTGAGCATTGGGTGTTGCTGTCGAGCGACAGGCACCACGACTCGACGCACGCCGACTGGGACTTGGAGCGCAAGCACCTAGACGAGGCCGTGGTGCGGAACGCCACGGTGGTCGATAACGGTGACCTGTTCGATGTTATGGGCGGGAAGTGGGACCCGAGATCACCTAAAGGCAGTCTGCGACCGGAGTTAGCGTGCGCCCCTGACTACCTCGACGCTGTCGTGCGCCATGCGTCGGAGTTCTACAGCCCGTACGCGAAGCAGTTCGCGGTGATCGGGCGTGGGAACCACGAGACGGCGATCACCAAGCGTCACGAGATCGACCTGACGGAGCGCCTGTGCGCGAGCATGTCGCTGGCGAGCGGGGTGCCTGTTCATGCTGGAGGGTACGGCGGGTGGGTGGTGTTCCGGGTCACGGTTCACAAGACCATGATATTCGTGCTGCGTCTGCGCTACTTCCACGGCAGCGGCGGTGGTGGACCGATGACCCACGGTGTGTTGGCGACCAGACGGATGGCGTCGTGGTTGCCGGATGCCGATGTGGTGATGTGCGGCCACACCCATGACCACTGGCATGTGAAGTTGATGCAGGAGCGTCTGGTCAAGTTCAAGGGCAAGTACGACATCCGGCTGGCGGAGCAGCACCATGTGCGGACGCCGACCTACAAGCAGGAGTGGGATCCTGCTGGTGGGTGGCATGTCGAGACTGGCAAGCCGCCGAAGCCGCAGGGTGCGATGTGGATGCGCTTGCAGATCCAGAAGGGCGGCGTGGACGGGTATCGACTCGTGGCGACTTTCGTGGAGGCGTCGTGATTCTTTCGGTGCTGCGTCTTGAATCGCGCTGCGGTCTGGTTAGATGTGTCTGCCAACGCGGATGGCAGGCGAACTCAACACGGGGATCCGCGCCCCAGATCAAGGATTGACATGAAGAAGATGAGCAAGGTTGCCGGTAGCGGCATGGCGAAGAAGGCTGCTGGCAAGGCTGGAATGATGATGACCACCAACGCTGGCGTGGTGAAGAAGGGCAAGAAGAAGTGATCATTCGTGTGGGCGGCACTTACCTCCCAGTCGATGCGATCGACCGCATCGATGACAGCGGCACGAAGGTGTCGGTGTGGAGCGCCGGTCGCTCGTACGAGGTGATCGGTGACGGTCGTCTTGAAGTCTTGAGTCAGGTCGAGTTGCTGATCCCCCGGATCCAGAACCCGGCCAAGTCGGAGTCGGTCAACGAGTTTGCCCAAGTCAAGGGCAGAAAGAAGGCATGATGTACGGCAAGAAGTCTGGCGGATGCTCGCATACCCGTAAGGGCAATGGCGGCGGCAAGGGCGGAGCCAAGGGTGGCGGCTACGGTGGAGCCAAGGGTGGCGGCAAGAAGGGCGGCGCCAAGCGATGATGAAGTTCGATCTGGATTCGCTGGTGCGCGAGATCGACAGCGCGGAATCGTTCCGCGACGGTCACCTCGTGGAGTGGCGGAACCTGATCGAACGGTTCCACGGGCCGTCCTATCGCGAGTCTCGCGAGCAGTTGGACGACCCGGAGAACTTCATTCTGGAGTATGTGGCGCTGCTGCTGCCACGCATCGTGCATGACAACCCGACGGTGCGCGTGAAGAGTGCGCGTCCAGTAAGCCAGTCGATGGCTGCTGGTGTCTTGCAGGTGGGCCTGAATCGCTGGGCCAAGATGGTCGGGATCCGCAATGTGCTTGAGCGCATCGCGACGGACATGCTGCTTGCGTACGGCGTGGCCCTGACCGTCAACGAGCCTCGCAAGGGCTATGTGCCGTCAACGCAGGAAGACCCGTACCTCCCACGGGTCTACCGCATTTCGCCGGATCGGTTCTTCATCGACCCGGCTGCGACACACCTTGACGAGGCCCGGTACATGGGCCACTGCTGGATCACCGACCGTGACGACCTCTTGGCGCAGGCCGAGAGCGACAAGACATGGGACAAGGATGTGATCGAGCAGGTGGCCGCGAACAGCGGAGTGTCCGATGTCCGTTCCGACATCGAGATCGACCGCAACATCCCCGACCGCAAGGAACTTGTGGTGTACGAGGTCTGGGTGCCTGAACTGCATGACGAGGCGGCGCAGTTGATCGACGCCTTGACCGACCGTGCCATGTTCAACGGCACGATCTACACGGTCGTGAAGGGCCAGTCGCAGAGCGGCAAGAAGGCGAACATGGGCATGGCCCGTGCGCCCCGCCCGTACTACGGGCCACGCAGCGGTCCCTACAGCCTGTTCGGCGGCTACACGGTGCCGGACGACCCGTACCCGCTGTCGCCCATCATGGCGCTGATGCCGCAGATCGACGACGTGAACCTGCACCTGCGGTCGATGCGATACAGCGCGTCGGCCTACAAGCGCATCCTCGCGGTCGATGCTCGCAACGCCAAGATGGCGCAGGACATCCGTGACCGTGAGGACCTGTATGTCGTGCTGGCCGACAACATGGACCCGGACAACCTGCGGACCATCGAGGTCGGCGGGATCACCCAGCAGCAGGTCCAGTATGCGTCGATGGCCCAGAACCGTCTGGACCGGGTGTCGGGGATCCACGACGCCATGCGCGGCAACATCAGCGGCACGGCGACGGCGACCGAGGTCAGCGTGGCCGAAAGCAGCAGTGGCCTGCGTATCAGCCACCTGAAGCGCCAGTTTCAGGAGTCGGTGAACAAGATCATGCGGTCGGCTGCGTGGTTCATGTTCCATGACGAGAAGGTCGTCTTCCCGGTCGGGGAGGACGGCATCGCGATCATGGGCGAGCCGGAGCCTATCTTCAGCGCGTCGGCAATGGTCGGCGTGTTCGACGATCTGGACATCGACATCGAGGCGTACAGCATGGAGCGGGTCAGCGAGGCCCTGCTCCAGCGCCGGTCGATTGAGTTGCTTCAGGTCATCGGCAACGTGTCGCAGGCGGTCGTGGCGGCTCCCCATGTGGACTGGAAGCAGGTCCTACAGGTGGTCGGGAACGCCATGAACATGCCCAATCTGGGCGACATGATCGACATGAGGGCGGTCAGCCAGATCCGCCAACAGGTCCAGCAGGCTCAGGCCGGCGCGGCCCAGCCGGCGCAGGGCATGGGCCGGTCACAGATTTTGGACGAGGTTGAGGCACGCCGCTGATGCCGCTGTATTCTTTTATCGACGAGTCCACCGGCGAGACCATCGAGTTGCAGTACTCGATGCGTGACGCGCCGAGCATTGGATCAACCGTCGAAGTCGATGGGCGAACGCTGACCCGGGTGGTATCTGACTATCAGGTGGACGACGGTCGCAACCGCTCCCAGTACCCGTATGTCTCGTCGAGCCTGCCTCGTAACCTCGAAGGATGCTCGACGAATAGCCAAGGCAAGCCGGTGATCATGTCCCGTAGGCATGAGAAGGAAGTCATGGCAAGACACGGGTATGTGAAGGAGTAGGACAGCGTGGCTGAACCCAACGACAAGGAAGTTGAACAGACCCCGGATGAGCCGGTACAATCGAGTGAAACGCCAGTCGAGGCAGCGGCAGAAGATGCTGTTGCTGACAGCGTGTCGGAAGAAACCCCTGCACGGGACGCCGACGACGATGTCTTGGATCGACTGCTGGGTGCAGAGGAGCGGAAGGAGGAACCCGCTCCTGTAGCCCCGGATGCTGACCTCGATCGGGCATACCAGATTCTCAAGCGCGATGGTGTGCCTGAAGACATCCTGAAGACCGTGTCCAAGGACACTCTGCTTGCGTGGTCGGCCAAGGCCGGCAAGCGCCAGTCAGATGTCGATGGATACGGGAAGAGGATGAAGGCGCTTGAATCCGAGAACGCCCAGTTGAAGTCAGGGCGCCAGCAGCAGACCGAGGACGAGACCTTCGACGAGGAATCGGAACCCGAGGATGCGGCAGAAGCGACCGGCAGAGACGAGGCTGAGGCGGATGGAGCCGAGGACGAACCGCGCCTGAAGGCGCTGTCGGACGAGGTGTCCAAGTTGCGACTGCAACAGCAGGAGCAGCAGATGCGCGTGCTTCAGACCCAAGTCGAGCAAGCCATCACGTTCGTGCAGGGCCAGTACGGCAACAAGACTGTTGACGCACAGGCTGTGCTGAACGAGATGGACCGGCTGGGTCGAGCCAAACCCGGAACCTTCCCAACCATGATTCATCTGGCGCAGGAAGCGTTCGCGAACGTGGCAGGCCCATTGGCGGATCCCCGCCGTGTCGGCCAGCCGACGGCACGACCGACCGTAGGCAGGAGCGAGCGTCCAACGACTCCCTCCGACGCCGAGGACGCTGTGCTTGAGGCACTGCTGGATGGACGCGACGTTACTGAAGCCCGACGACTGACACGAAAGTGAGGCAACCATGCCCGGTACCCCGATTCAGACCTTCAACGACTTTATGAATGCGACTGGTCCCACCTACCTGACCAGCGCCGATCAAGTCATCAACGAGGCCGTCAAGAACACCTACGCCTTCAGCCGCCTTCTCAAGGAGAAGACCAGCGAGGCCACGGTGCAGGGTGGCAACGAGATTCGCGACGTCATCATGTTCGATGACGCCTCGACCTACGACCACTACCTCCCCAATGACACCTTCTCGTGGCGCAACGCCAACGTCACGGACACCGTCCGTGCGCCGTGGCGCTTCTCGATCGACCACATGGCGTGGACCGATCACGAAGTGGAACTCAACAGCGGCAACGGCTCGACCCGTGATTACGTCAAGGCGCAGTACAAGCGTCTGAAGCGGATCAAGGAACAGCGCATGTGGACGTCGCTGACCAACGGCTTCGAGAACGACCTCTGGGCGACCCCCTTCGGCAACTACAGCGAGATGGAAGGCAACGCCGGCAAGTTGCCGTACGGCCTTCCCTCGTTCATCTCCGAAGTCCCGCTCCTCAGCAGCGCGTTCGCTGACCCCCGTGGTGGCGCTCCGCTGGGCTGGACCAACGTGATGAATCTGGACCCAACGGCGGAAAACCGCTGGTCGAACCAGATTTCGTACTACGACCCGAATGCCACTGATGTCAATCTCAAGATGACGTCGTACTCCGGCATCGAGAACGCACGAAATGGCAGCACGACTTACAGCGCCATGATCGGCGGTCTCCTGACGTCGTTCGACGAGATGTTCCTCAAGTTGGACTTCCGCACTCCGTCCACCCGGGCTGAGTACTTCGAGAAGCCCAGCATGAACCGGCAGATGATCCTCTGCTCGCGTCTGGGCATCAACAACTACAAGCAGGCCCTCCGTGCGTCGAACGACACGCTCGTGTCCTATCAGGACCCGGCGTACAACGCTCCGACCTACAGCGGGATCGAACTGATGTACTGCTCGAACCTCGACACCGCTGCGATCTACCCTGCCATCGGCGGTGGTGCAGTTCGCACGGCGTACAACGGTGCGATCAGCGCAGCAAGCACGACTGCTGGTGCAACGGAAGTGAGCGCCTCGACCATCGACAGCGGCGCTCGTTACTGGTGGGTCAACGGCAACTACCTGACCCCCATCTTCCACAGCCGCCGGTACTTCGAGAAGCACGAAGTCCTGCGTCACCCCAACCAGCCCTTCACCTACGTTCAGGTGGTTGACTGCTGGTGGAACCTGTTCTGCAACAGCCGTCAGCGTCAGGGCATCGTCGCCCCGCTCGCAATCTGATCCGTCCTGAGTCAATCAACGGGGGGCTAGGCAACTAGCCCCCCTTCACCTTCAACAACAAGGAACCAACACACATGCTTCTTGCTCCCACTTCCGGTGACGTCGGCATCCAGCCACACGGTCACGTTGCTCGCGTCATCAACCGTTCCGGCGGCGCCGTCGCCATCGGTGACCTCGTCGTCACGTCGTTCGACCACGGCAGCGTGGTGTACCCCGCCACGACCACCGCCGAAACCCGCCTGACGCCGTTCTCGTCGGTGAAACTGGCCGACGGTTCGCCCGTCACCAAGGGTTACCTTGGCGCAGTGGTTGATCTTGGCAGCGCCAATGGTGCCAACGGCACCGAAGTCGTTGTCCAGTTCGGCGGCATTGTCAAGTGCAAGGCCACGTCTACCGCTGCCATCAGCATCGGTAGCACTCTTGGTGTTTCTGACACCGCAGGTGGACTCGATACCGCTGCTGGTACGACTTCGACCTACCCCGCCGCTGTGGCTCTTGAGGCCCTTGGTGCTACCAGCACTGCCGTGATCAACGTCCTGTTGGTCCACGACATCTGGTTCGGCGCTGACATCTGATCCTGAACCCACAACTTCCGGCTGGCTGGGGGAAACCTCAGCCAGCCGTTTCCTATGCCCACCTTCGCGCAAGTCAAGCGTCACGTTCTGCTCGCGGTCGGCGGGTACCCGTCGCTCGCTGCCGGCCAAACCAATGCCGAGCGGCTTGCCGAGGTGGTCAACCAAGCCGGCCAGTACCTGTTCCAGCGGCCTTGGCGTTTCCGTGAACGCACCAGTGCGTTCATCAGCCTCGTCGCCAGTCAGGACTACGTCGCCCTGCCGGCTGATGTTGAGGAGATCATCTCCCTGATCAACAGGGAGAACATCGGCTTCAACATCGAGTTGGTCACCCCTGACCATCTCCAGAACCTTCGAGAGATCGGGATCGACTCAGGCGGTCACAGCGTGACCTACGCCTGCATGGCGCGTACTGCCAATGCAGCCGGGGCTGCGCTGAACGCCGTCAGGCTGGAACTCTTCCCGACACCCACGGCTGCGGCAACGGATGCCATCGCGGTGCGTTACCGGGCCGGATGGACGGACATCTCCAGCGGAGCCTCCGACTCGTACGAGATCCCTATCCCCAAGTACATCGACGCCCTGTTCATCCAGTACGCCCGTGCATTCGGCATGGCGTACGAAGACGAGGGCCTGTCACAGCGCCTGATGGAGATCGACGCTGGCCCGATTCTGGCCGGCGCGATGACCAAGGACGGCATCCTCCAGCGCGACATCGGTCGCCTGCGTCCGTCTTACGAGATCGGCTACAGCATAAGCATTCTGCCTCGATTCACACAGAACCCGACCTAACTGGAGATCACATGCTTCCATCACCGTCCAAGTCAGTCGTTGCAGTTTCCTACTCCAGCACCAAGCAGCCTCGAAACTCGAAGGCTCAGGTCACTGCGACAACGTCCTACCCAAGCACCATCCCGACGGCCACTCAGCCGACGACCACCGGCCAGACCGTGATCGTGTATGGCGAGAACGCCGACGATCCGAGCCTGTTGAAGGTATGCCCGTTCCACTTCGCTAACAACGCCACCGACCTTGGCGTTCGCGTTATCGGATGGAACGCATACCATCAAAGCACCGGGGTTGTGCTGTGGGTCCCGACGATTCTGGCTGAACTGACGCCGGCGTACAACTCGACCATTGGCAGCATTCCGTCGTTTGCAAACTTCGATGGTACCGCAAGCACTGCCTACTTCTTTTCGTCTATTACGGCTGCAACAAGCACACCGACTGTGAACGTGTATTCGCCGGGTATCGGATCTGCGGCGAACACTCCGGCGTGCCACGCAGTGATTGACACAATCGGGAGCCAAATTGTAGGTCTCCAATTCAAGTCATCAGCCGGAACGATGGGCGCATTCTGGTATTCAATCTGAAAGGCGACCGATGCGATCAATGCGAACCCGTCAGATATTCACCGTCGCATCATCAGCGATGCCAGCCGGTGTATATGGCTCGTACCGCGCTGTTGATTTCATTAGACAAATGACATCCAGCGGTGTTGATATCGCAATGATTGGCGATAGCAACACTGGTTACAACGCTCCAACCGACGGCGGATATGTATGGGGTTTGTCGTATGGGCTTGATGTTGCGCGTCCCAGCACCTGCTATGCGACTCCCATTTACAACCTGATGATTCAGGGTAACTCTGCTGGGTACAAGAGTTCGCTTCAGGGCGCTGCGCTGCCCGTCGGCGGCTATGTGTCTGGAAAGTCCAGTGGACCTGCCGCAATCACTAGTTTGTTTGATCGAGGTACTGGAACTTGGTCCGAAAGCGGCGGTGCGTCGAGTGGTACATATCTCGACTACCCGTACTTGGCATCGGGTAATCAAACCGAGAACATCAATCGCGGCATCAAGATTGATGCCGATCACCCACTTGGGGTTAGCAACGAATTGCGCTATCGAGTGCTGCGTGGTCGATTCTCTGGTGGCGGAAGTCACCGATATCGCATTCGCTTGGGCGATTCGCCATATACCGCACTCGCTACATCGTCAGCGATTTCCGCCAACGGCGCCACTGCCTTGATTGCCGATGAAACATCTGTTGCTGCGGCAACACGAACTACGTCAATCGAATCATTCTGGAGCGTACAGTCTGCTGCATCCGTGTTCAACACGGGGCCAGTCGCTCCGCTGCTGCAATCAATGTATACGCCACGTCGAGGGTGGGCTGTTGACGCGATGTATTTCTTTGGTGGTGCAACGCTGACAAACATCAGCACCGATGTCAACGCAGCAACCACGGGGACATTGCAAACGATGCTTGCCGAGTATTACAACCGGCAGGTCGCCGCCGGAGGGGCAGGTCGATTGATTGTTTGGTTGCAGGGCGGCGTGAATGAATCAGACTGGACAGCGAAGCCCGGAGCATGGCTGACGCAGTGGGGGTCAATCATGGATACGGTTCGCACCGCATGGTTGACCGCAAATCTGCCAGCAGACAATCTGTCCTTCGTGGCAATGTGTACGCACGACGTGGCCGGATATGACTTCACAACGCGCAGGTCACAGTTGATTCAGTTTGCCAATACGCAGTCTGATCTGACGGTAGTTCATATCCCCGAAATCATCCCATTCTCGTCTTATTCGGCGTTTGCGTCTGGGGCGCACCTGTCAAAGACGGGATATCAAACTGTGGGTTCTGCCATTATCAATCGGATTCTGTAGGGTGTTGACATGGGACCTGCCAGCGGTGCGACCGTGTATCGACCAATGGAACAAATTGGAGTGACCACGGCATCAGATGCTGATGGAGGTCTGGGGATTGTTCCGTGCCGAGGCAGTACGAGATTCTCCCAGTGGAGGGCCTTGTTTCCTCCACCACGGCCACTCATGCCTCGCCATGCACCATTGTTGTCAACAACTATGGCTGGCAGTACATCAGCCTGCACATTCAAGCCGGCCTTCCAAGTCCGGCATCCATATCGACCATGTGCTTGTACAGACGAGACAACGGAGCCTTCAAGTGACCAAACTCACTGAACATAACATCAGGTATTACAGCATGTTGGGTACTCTCGTTGGTGGCTTTGCATCGGTCTGCGTGATGCTGGGTCGCAAGGACGAGTCCTTCAACCGGGCGCAGAACGACATCGTGGAACTCCGCCAGATCACGGCTGAACTCGCCAAGACTGCCGCGTCCACGGCCCAGACCACGGTCCACCACGGCGAGAAGATTGCCGAACTTCGGCAGCGTATTGAGCGCATGGAGGACAGGCGATGAGGTGGATCGTCCTCGCCCTTCTCCTCACGGCCTGCAAGAGCGGAACGCAGGAGATTGCCGACAGCGCCAGCGCCATTGGCGAGAAGGTGCAGGCTGCGAGCCGGTCCGCTGAGAAGGCCAGTTTCGCCGCAATCCGGCAGTCTGAGACGGTCAGTTTGGTGCAACTGGACCTGATGTCCAGCCCACCGGACATCGAGTCAGCGATCGGTCGTGTTGACCAGATCGGGTCTGACGCCGAGGTCATCAGGACCGAGGCCGAGCAGATCATTCTGCTGACCAACGAGATCAGCGTCGAGACACAGGACATCGTCGGAAGCCTGCCGTCGGTCAAGGACGTGACGCCTTGGTGGTCGGGTTTCCTGACTTATCTAGTGCTTGCTGCGATCCTTATCGCCGCCGGCTTTATCCTGATGCACACGGGGATCGGTCACGCGATGGGTGCGTTGCTCACGCGCCTGATCCCGAAACGAAGGAGCAAGTAATGATCTTTGCAAGCATCGAGAGCCTCATCGGCTCAATCTGGGCAGTCGGTCTGGCGCTCGTGTCGGGCTATGTGGTCGGCCACATCTTCCCGATCAGCAAGTTCACGAAGAAGTGATGAACCCCCCGTTCGCCCTGCTCCCCCGGCATTCGCCGGGGTGAGCGGGGTTCTAGGAGACACAGATGGCAACTCGTATTCAGGTTCGCAGGGACACGGCAGCAAACTGGGCAGCGGCCCCTACCACGGTGCTTGCATCGGGCGAGATCGGCTTTGAGACCGACACTCTCCAGTTCAAGATTGGCGATGGTACGGCCCAGTGGCAGAACCTTGAGTACGCCGGCGGGACGACGCCGATCATCAGTAACGGCGGCGGTACTGGAGTTACCAATTTCAACGACGCTTCACTGCGAAACAACGGCAGCGCCAAGTACTTGATTCTTGGTGCTGGTTCTGTATCGAATGGGCCTTCCGGGCTATCCACCGCTACCGACGGCCAGTTGCTGGTGACGGTCGCAAAGTACGACTACACGGGCCAGACGTCATCTGGGAACGAGCGTTTCCTGATGACGCTGACGACGCTGACTACCAACAAGACCTACTACCGCACATACGACGGCTCCAGAACTCCGGGGAGCGAATGGTCGGCGTGGTATCTGGTCATCACTGCTGACGCCAGCGGCAATGCAACGGTACCGGGCGACCTCGCTGTCAATGGCGGCGACATCACGACGACATCGACTGGCACGGCCACGGTCTTCAACACCAACGCCACGACTCTCAACGTCGGTGAGGCTGCTACGACGGTGTCGATCGGTGCCACGACTGGCACCGCGACGATCCGCAACGCTACGACTGCGATCACTGGTGACGCCACCGTCGGCGGCAGTGCGACGGTCGGCACCACGCTTGGTGTCACTGGCAACACGACGCTGACTGGCGACCTAGCCGTCAACGGCGGTGACATCACGACGAGCGCGGCAACCGCAACAGTATTTGACAGCACGGCGACATCTGTTGACATCGCCGGCGCGGCTACGACGCTGAACATCGCTGATGCGCCGACGACTAATCAGACAATCAACATTGGAACCGGCATCACGGCCAGCGGCGCCACGAAGACGATCAACATCGGCACCGGCGGTGCTGCTGGTTCCACGACAAACATCAACCTTGGGGATTCGGATGGCGGAACGGTTGTTGTCAACCCGGCGCTGACCGTGAGTGGATTGACGACTCTGTCTGGCGGTCTCTCTTTGGCATCAAGTCTGGCGTCATCCGCTATGGCATCTGGATCAGTAGTCGGATTCACGGTTGGCTTTATCAATTATGCCGCAAATACGAGCATCACCAATGGGAATCCCGCTACTACTACAGTGTCAGTCACAACCTCAGCGTATGTTCCGAAGTTGTCATCATCGACAATCTTCGTATTCCCGATCGCAACATACAGTGGTTCTATACCGGCAACAATGACCGGCCTCGACGCCAATATTCCGGGCTGGATGACAGTGCAGTGGAGCGGTGACTCCAATTCGAGAGAGGGGTGGAGCAATACTGCTTCTGCCTCTGGTGGCGGAACGATCACGTCCATTTTGAAGAACGAAAGGACCATGCCGGCCAATGGGGTTTCCTCTGGATTTGTGTCGATCGTGAATGTGTTTAGCCAGCAGAACACATCAACAGCATCACGAACGTATACTGTTACGCTCTCATTCACTGATGCCGGCTCAGGAATTGTGAGCGGGACCATTGGGCGACCTGAAGTCGCATATGTTATTGCTGAGGTTGCGCCCTGATGCCCTACATCGGCGCCAACCTCCCATACAAGGGCTGGACGACTGACACTCAGTTCTCCACGGTGCCGCCCGGTTTCTCGCAGGACATGCTCAATGTCATGCCTGTGGACCAAGGTCGCCGGCGCCTGCGTCTCTCGTCTCGCGCTGGGTTCAACCCGATCTACGACTTCGCCACCGCCGGCCCGATCCAGTGCATGGTTCGGTGCGTGGCGTACACGGGCGCTGCTGGTGCGCTGAAGACGGTCATCAAGGACCGCACGATCATCGTCAAGGCCGGCTTGGTGTACTACCTAGAGCAGGGCGGCGATCCGATCCTGTGCAATGTTGCAACTGGAGCATCGGCTCCAACCAACACGCCTGCACTCAATGCCAGCGTCAAGACTGTTGAAGGTGTCCAGTTCAACGACTATGTCTACCTGTGCGACGGCATCAACTACGTCAAGGTTGACATCAGCCTGACGGTGCCGGAAGTTCAAAAGTGGGTTGACCCATATAACCACATCAAAGTCTCCGCCGGAGGCAGCAACAACTACGCCACGCTGATTGCACGGTACGGCGCACGCATCGTCTTGTCCGGTGTTGCCGACGCAGAGACTAATTGGTTCATGTGTCACATCGACAACCCAGAGGACTGGCAACCCACTGGCGGTAATGACACCGATGCCATTGCCGGTGGCGGTTCTGAATACGGAACCCTTGGCGATCGCATCATCGCGTTGATCCCTCTTGGCAACACCGGCATGTTGTTCGCTGGACAGCGCAGCATGTCGTACCTGACGGTCGATCCTGCGCTCGACCCAAATCCGCAGATCATCACCCTGAGCCGCAGCATCGGCATCGTTGGCCCTCGTGCGTTCTGCTACGGGCCGGAGAAGATCGCCTACATCCTTGGCTACGAGGGCCTGTATCGGGTCAGCCCCAACGACTTCAGCCTCGATCGTGGCAACCTGATCAGCCTGAACATTCTCGACTCGTTCTTCTCCAAGACACAATGGGAAGACATCGACGCCGTCCTGACGTACGACATCGAGTTGCGCGGTGTCTGGATCTGGCTGACCCGCAAGGACCAGCCGTCTATCAGTGTCCACCTGTTCTACAGCGAGCAGACCGGAGGGTTCTTCCCCCAGCGCCTGTATGAGCCTGAGTTCTACGGCGCCCTGTCGTCTTGCCAAGCGATCGTCACGGACGGTCGTACTCCGGTGGTTCTGATGGGCAGTGCAGAGGGCAAGATCGGGTACTTCGACTACCGGGTCATCTCCGGCATCGATGGCTACCCGGCTAGTGGTTACAGCACGGCGTCTGGCGGGTCGTACACACCTCCGACCCCCGAGCAATCCGAGGATCGCCGGGTCCTCAGCAATATCAGCATTGGCCCACTTCTTGGCGACCTTGGTACCCAGATGATGCTGCGGGACGTTCTGGTCGAATTGAACTCCGAGGAACACCTGCCAGACACAGCCGTCAAGGGAAATTTGCCCCGTCCGGTGCTGGCCTTGTCCTACGGCGACACGGCAGAGAAGGCCATCGCCAGCAGCCTAACGACGGTCCGCATGGTGCAGGTTCTGTCGGTCACGATCGACGGCG